CACATCCCTGCATAGAATACATTTACGACAACGCACCACATTACGCCAAGGCCAAGGGAGAATTGGCGCAGTTGGAGGCGTTTAAATCAAGCCTAAAGGCTATTCTGATGAAGAAATCAGGAGAATCTGCTGTAACTGCCCAAGAGCGCGAGGCATATGCTCATCCTGATTATCAGAACCTATGTAATGCAATTGGGGCAGCAACTGAGAAAGCTGAGTTGTTAAAGTGGCGGCTAACAAGCGCACAACTACGATTCGATGCCTGGCGTACAGAGCAGGCCAGTAACCGTCAAATTGAGAAATTAACTAAATGACCAAAGCGCAACGTAAGCATTACGAAAAACTTGCCATTCTTGGATGCTCGCTGTGCCGACATTTAGGGTACGGAGAAACTCCGTGCGAGATTCATCACTTACGCCACGCAGGACGCAGGGACTCAGCACCAGTTATAGGACTATGCCCAGAACACCACCGAGGCAACACGGGTGTACATGGCATGGGTCGCAAAGCCTTTGCAGTAAAATATAGCGTGACAGAGGAGGATTTATTAACCCAGACTGAGGCGCTAATTTGAGAGCTAAACGGGTTGACGTTAATCAAAAAGAAATTGTTGATGCGCTGCGACAATTAGGGTTTTCTGTTACAGATTTGTCAGCCGTAGGCAAAGGTTGCCCAGATTTACTAGCGGGAAAAAGCGGTATTACTTACCTATTTGAAATTAAACGGGACAATAAAGCAAAATTCACACCGCAGCAAATTGAGTGGCAAAACGGTTGGAAAGGTGGTATTTTTGTTAGAATTGAGTCTATTGACGATGTTTTAGCATTGTGAGGCCATGATGGATTATCCTGCCGTTTTCGTGTCTACATTGTTTCATAGCGGAACAAATGCTCACTTTATGCATTTACAAACGGACAGTTACGCCAAGCATAAAGCGTTGCAAAAATACTACGAAGGCATCATTGATTTGACCGACAGCTGGGCCGAGGCGTATCAAGGTTGTTACGAGCAGATCAAAAGCTATCCTAAAGATTTTCACCTAGCTACAGACCCAGTAAAATACATTACGGCAATTAAATCATTTGTTAAAGATATTCGTGATGAATTGCCTAAAGATTCAGAATTGCAAAACCTTGTCGATGAGATTGCTGACTTAATTGATTCAACACTTTATAAATTAAAGGCGTTCAAATGAATAAGCCTGGACTCTACGCAAACATTCTTGCCAAACAGGAACGAATTAAAGCAGGCAGCGGCGAACACATGAGAAAGCCAGGCTCACCAGGCGCACCTACGGCTAAAGACTTTAAAGAATCAGCGAAGACAGCCAAGGACACTAAGAAATGACAGCGGCTTGGCAACGTAAGGAGGGCAAGAACCCTGCTGGCGGTCTAAATGCCAAGGGTCGAGCGAGTGCCAAAGCAGAGGGCATGAACCTCAAGCCACCCGTTAAGGCAGGCGATAACCCACGCCGAGCCAGTTTTCTTGCACGAATGGGCAATATGCCAGGGCCAATGGAAAAAGACGGGAAACCGACCAGACTAGCCCTAGCCTTAAAAGCATGGGGCGCATCAAGCAAAGAAGATGCAAGGGCAAAAGCCAAGAATATCAGCGAACGGAATAAGTAAGCTAAACTTAAAATATCTTAAATCTACGACAATTGAGAAAGATATGGCAGTTAAAAAACAATTAACAAATATTAAAGGTGCAGGCAGACCCAAGGGAGTGCCTAACAAATCCACCACAAAGGCTCGTGAGGCGATTGCAGCGTTTGTTGATGGTAATGCACACTTATTACAAACGTGGCTTGAGCAGATCGCTGTAGATGATCGATATGGGCCAAAGACAGCATTTGAATGTTTCATGGCTGTCGCTGAGTACCACGTTCCTAAACTTGCACGAACCGAACATACTGGCGCTAATGATGGCCCGATTGAAATGGTGGTCAAGTGGCAAGACGGGAAGTAACTCTGCCCTACTCTCCAAGGGGCGCTTTCAAACCATTCCATAACCGCACCGAGCGTTGGGCTTGCTTGGTTGCCCACCGTCGAGCAGGCAAGACTGTCGCAGCAATCAACGACATTATCCGTGCCGCACTCATGTGCAAGACTGAAAGCCCACTATTTGCCTACATTGCACCTTTTCGCAGCCAAGCTAAGTCTGTGGCTTGGGACTACATCAAACGCTTTGCAGCACCAGTTCTTGCATCAAGCAACGAGGCCGAGCTGACGGTTGAGCTTATAACTGGTGGCAAAATACGTTTGTTCGGTGCTGATAATGCAGATGCAATGCGCGGTTTAGGTTTTGATGGCGTGTTTATGGACGAATACGGGGACTTTAGACCTAGCGTGTGGGGTAACGTCATTCGTCCTACTTTGTCAGACAAGCAGGGTTGGGCTGTGTTTGCCGGTACGCCAAAGGGTAAAAACCAGTTTTGGCAGATATTTGAAACAGCTAAGAAAACGCCTGACGAGTGGTTTCACCTTGTTTTAAAGGCTAGTGAGTCTGGTCTATTGCCTGACACAGAGCTACGAGCAGCTGCCGCACAGATCAGCGATGACCAGTTTCTACAAGAGTATGAGTGTTCGTTTGAGGCGGCTATTCTTGGCGCGTTCTATGGCGAGGACTTACGCAAAGTGACCGAGGCCGGACAAGTTAGGCGTGTTGACTACGATCCGCACATACCTTGCCACACGGCTTGGGACTTGGGTTATCGAGATGACACGGCAATTTGGTGGTATCAAGTCGTGCGTAACGAAATCCACATCATTGATTATTTTGCAATAAGTGGTGCAAATATCGAGGAAATAGCTAAAATAGTGCTACAAAAGCCGTATATTTACGGTAAACATTACCTACCGCATGACGCGAGGGCTAAAACCTTGGCAGCTGCGGGTAAGTCAGTCATTGAGCAATTGGCAGAGTATTTAGGTATCAACAACATGGCTATCGTGCCTGACTTGTCGGTGCAAGATGGGATTCAAGCGGTCAGGCAGATGTTGTCGCAATGTTGGTTTGATGCTGAACGCACACACGATGGGTTAGAAGCACTAAGGCAATATCAACGGGAATATGACGAGGACAAGAAGGCATTTAGGCAAACGCCCAGGCATGATTGGACTTCTCACCCAGCTGACGCATTTAGGATGTTGGCGATTGCTTGGAGGCTAGAGCCAAAGGTTAAGCAAGCAGATACAGAAAAGCCTCTTATGGTCGGGCCAGAAAACACAGTAACTTTAAATGATATGTGGGCAACCCACACAACACAACGGAGTAGAAGATTATGAGTGGCGTAGCAAATCCTTATCGTTACCAATACGAACACATTGCAGCAAGTTCATCGGCGCAGGTTTTAGGCGGTACAGGCGCAATTGGTGATTACATTCACAGATTGGTTTGTACGGTCAATACAGCATTGACTTCAACGGTTCAAATCGTTGACGGTACAGGCGCAGGCATTTTGACGCATACTGTGTTGCCAGCTGCGGTCGGCGGCGGCATTGGTGTGTATAACATCGAGCTAAACGCAGTATCTGCAAACGGCGCTTGGAAGATTACAACTGGCGCAGGCGTTGAAGTCATGGCGGTAGGTATTTTTACGCAATGATCGTAGCAAGCGTATTGCGGTCTGGTGGTGATTTCAAGCCTGAACACGTTTATGCGCTTGAAAAGATGTGTGCCAAATATTTGCCAAGCCATGCGTTTGTTTGTTTATCTGATCTAAAACTGGATTGCCACACGTTGCCTTTGCTGCACAATTGGGACGGTTGGTGGTCAAAGATGGAGTTGTTTAGGTTACCAAGTGCGCTGTATTTTGACTTAGATACCGTGTTGACTGGTGACTGTACGGCAATGATTGAGGCGGCAAAGCAGCATGATTTTGTGATTATGCGTGATGTTTATCGGGGTCAATACAACCCGAAAGCAATGCAATCAAGCATGATGTATTGGTCAAAATCTGTTGATTTGTACGACAAGTTTGCTGCATTACAGATGTATACGGCGGGTGGTGACCAGACTTACATTGAACACTTTATGCGGGACAAAGTGACATACTGGCAGGATATTGCGGATGGGATAGTGAGCTTTAAGGCTGATGTGCTGCCAAACGGGTTAGACGATGCCAAGGTAGTAATATTCCACGGCAAACCTAGACCGTGGGAACAAACAAGGATACCGTATGAAATTGGTTGAAGGCTGGTACGTACCTGACTTTGATGAAGTTTGCATCACGGCATTGTTAAACGAATTGCCTGATTTAACGTTAAGTTACATTTACGTTAACAACTTCAGAACTGTCATTCAAGCAGGTGGCAACATTGGATTATTTCCTGCAAATATGGCTAACTATTTTGAAAGAGTGATTACCGTCGAGCCTGATGCGTTAAATTATTCAGCCTTGGTATTAAATACAAAAGGCATTTTAAACATTGAACATACGCAAGCTGCGTTTGGTGACAAAACAGGTATTGCGGCTGTTGACAGAATCCAGCCTGACAATATAGGAGCGCATCAAATCAAAGCAGGCAATGAGGTGCGAGTCCTTACGATTGACTCGTTTGATGTAAATGATTGTGATTTTATCCAGTTAGATATTGAAAGTTACGAACATTTGGCGTTGCTTGGCGCAGAACAAACCATTAAAAAAACATATCCGGTTATCACGCTAGAGCTTAAAGGTTGTGGCGAAAGATACGGTTATAGCAATGAAAATACGATTAATTTGCTTGCGAATTGGGGCTATCAGATCGTCGGGCGGGTCAACCGTGACGTAATTTTTGCGAGAATTTAAGATGGAAGCATTGACTGGTGTGCAAAAATGGCTGAATACAATCAGCCAATACGACAATGAATTTAAAAAGTGGGAAGGTCGCACCACTAAGATTGTTAAGCGTTACCGTGATGACAACCGCAATCAGAATACAAACGAAACCGCTAAATTTAATATTCTGTGGTCTAACGTACAAACGCTGATCCCTGCCGTATACGCTCGATTACCAAAAGCAGACGTTGCTAGACGCTTTGGCGATAACGATCCAGTTGCCCGTGTTGCCGCACAACTCATTGAACGTGCCTTGGACTTTGAGATTGAGCATTACACCGATTTCAGATCGACAATGAAACACGCAGTTGAGGACAGGTTCTTAGGTGGTCGAGGCGTGGCATGGGTGCGCTACGAGCCACACGTTCGGGCGCAAGACATTCCTGAAGATGGGCTGCAAATCACAGAAGATGTAGACGAAGTTGACAGCGAAGGCCAACAAATTAAAACAGCAATGCCTGGCATTGATGGCGCTTTGGGTGAAGAAGTCGAGCCACAAGAAGAAATTGAGTACGAGTGTGCGCCAACTGATTATGTGCATTGGAAAGATTTTGGTCATTCAGTTGCACGAACATGGGAAGAAGTCACAAGCGTCTGGCGTTGGGTGTACATGACAAAAGAAAGCCTTGCCGAACGATTTGGCGAAGAAATGGCTAAAAAAATACCATTAGATGCAGGGCCTGAAACGAATAAACAGTATTCAACCCAGTCCAAAGATTTCACAAGGGCAAAGATTTGCGAGATTTGGGACAAAGAAAGTGGCAAGGTGTACTGGATTAGCAAGAGTTGCCCAGACATATTGGATGAACGTGAAGATCCGCTAGAGCTAGAGAATTTCTTTCCATGCGCTAAACCGTTGTACGCCACAATGACGAGCGACACGCTTGTGCCTGTGCCTGACTTTGTGCTTTATCAAGATCAAGCCACAGAGCTAGACATTTTGACTGATCGTATCGACGGGTTAGTTAAGGCATTGCGTGTGCGTGGGGTCTATGACGCATCACAACCCACTTTACAGCGTCTTTTGACTGAAGGCGATAACAACACACTTATCCCTGTTGATAAATGGATGGCGTTCTCTGAAAAAGGCGGCTTAAAAGGGTCTATTGACTTGTTGCCGTTGGATACCCTGTCAAATGCTCTATTGCAATGCTATCGGGCAAGAGATGAAATCAAAAACCAAATTTATGAAATCACAGGTATTAGTGACATTGTTCGGGGACAGACAGCAGCTAGTGAAACCGCTACGGCACAACAGATTAAGGGTCAGTATGCAGGACTGCGCTTGCGCTCGATGCAAGAAGATGTTGCCTTGTTTGCAAGTGAGTTATTCCAGTTAAAAGCCCAAGTCATTTGCACTAAATTTCAGCCCACAACTATCTTAATGTACGCTGCCGCACAAGGTATGCAACCGGCAGATCAGGCGCTTATCCCACAGGCGTTGCAGTTAATCCAAGACAAGCCATTACGTTCGTTCCGCATCCAAGTTGACTCAGATAGTCTGGTGCAGATTGACGAAAATCAAAACAAACGTGAGCGAGTTGAGTTCTTGCAAGCGATGGGTGGGTTCTTGACGCAAGCCTTGCCAATGGGTCAACAAGCGCCAGAGTTAGTGCCTATGTTGATTGAATTGGTTAAGTTTGGCGTTGGCGCATACAAAAAAGCCACACCGATTGAGGGTACGATTGACCAGGCTATGCAAGAGTTGCAGAAAAAGCAGCAAATGATGGCGCAACAACCACCACCGCCAAACCCTGAAATCATGAAGATGCAGGCAGAGCAGCAGTTTGAGCAAATGAAGATGCAAGCTCAAGCCCAAAACGAGCAAATGAAGATGCAGGCCACAGCGCAGGCTGAACAACTACGGGCGCAAGCCGATATTCAGGTAGCTCAAGCCAAGGCGCAGGCAGACGTTCAAATGCACCAAATGAAACTGCAAGCCGAAACACAACTTGAGGCGCAAAAACAACAGTATATGCAGGCAATGGAACAAGCCAAGTTGCAAGCCGCTGAACAATTGGAAAAGTGGAAAACTGAGCTAGAGTCTGCAACCAAGATTATGGTGGCTAGGATTGGGGCGAACCCAGGCTTAGACTTGCCATTGCTTGAGGCTCAAGAGGCTGCAAGCACCAAGATTGCCGCAGAACTGGGTGACAATGTGACGCAAGCAATGAACCGTATGGTTCAGATGCACGAAAACATGAACAATATGCACAACATGGCAATGGATAAGATTAATGGCGTAATGACGGTTATTGCAGCACCTAAGAAGATTGTCCGTGGCGCAGATGGGAGAGCCGCGGGGGTCGAGCTTGCATGAACGGTTACTGGGATACCGGAACGTGGGACGATGCGACATGGGATTATGTGCCTGTCATCGTCGAGATGGATATGCACGATGGCGGTAAACGCAAAAAAGAGGAAGATGCCTACCTTAAAGCAGAGGCAGACAAAGCAAAAGCAAGACGAGATGAGGTTTTAGCGTTATTTGAGCAAATAGTTGAGGGTAAACCAAGAATTGCGGAGGAAATTGCAGAACCGTTTGTGATTGAAGCAACAGCGCAAGCGCCAGCTGTGATTGATTACGATGCAATGTTGGCTGATTTGAATCGAGTAAACAGGATTTACAACGAACACATAGAAATGGATGATGAGGACGTTTTAGCTTTGATATGAAAAAAACTTACATATACGTTAATGGCGAACTGGTCGAGAAAGGTTCAAAAGAGCATTACGAGAGCCTTGGCCCAATGGTTATGCCTGACATTGCACCTTACAAATCTATGATCGACGGTTCGATGATTACGAGCCGTTCGGTGCATCGTGACCATTTGCGACAGCATGGCTGCATTGAAGTAGGTAACGAAAAGATGGAAACCAAGTTGCCACCACCAAAAGATACACGGCGGGAAGTTATGCGGCAACAATTGGGAAATATGACACACAAGCAAGCAAATCAGATTCTTTCACAACTACGCCGTAAATTTACCTAAAGGGGTATGAATGGACAATACTGAACAGCCAGATCGTCGAGAATTACTGTCACAGCAGTTTGACGAGGTTCAGAATGAAACACCCGTCGAGGCAGTCAGGACTCAGCCCGAACCCGATCTTGAGCCACCGCCAGAACCACCCGTTTGGGAAAGACCGCCAGCATCGTGGAAAAAGGATTATCACGAAGCCTGGACAACCGCTGATCCAAAGCTAAAAGAATACGCTTGGAAACGTGAAGAAGAAATGAAAGCAGGGGTTCAGCCTCTGCTGTCAAAAGCGCAATTTGCCGATCAAATGCAGCAGGCCATTGAGCCTTATATGCAAAACATTCGTGGGCTTGGCATTGAAGCACCGCAGGCGGTAAAAGCCTTAATGGAAGCTGATAATTTATTGCGCCACGGCTCACCACAACAGAAGCAAGCATATTTTGCCCAACTAGCCCAACAGTATGGGATCAATATGGGCGAAGTGCAGATTCAACCAACTGATCCTAATTTTTACGCTATTCAAAACGAGCTTGCACAAGTTCGTGGCGAGGTGTTAAATTGGAAGCAACAGCAGGAAGCAGCACAGAATCAAGCACTTTTGAATGAAATTAGTGAATTTCAAACAAAAGCAGAGTATTTTGAGGAAGCACGTCCAACAATGATCCAGTTGCTTAACAGCGGCGTGGCGAAAGACCTGGATGATGCGTATCAAAAAGCAATACGCCTAGATAATGACTTGTTTACTAAGCATCAGCAAGCCTCACAGGGTCAAGCAGATGCGGCAAAACGGGAACAATCGAACAGGGCAGCGAAAGCGGCTCGGGCGGCAGCGGTCAGCGTTAAAAGTTCCACACCAGGGGCGGCAACGAGTACCAAAGCGCAAGATAGGCGTTCATTATTGTTGGAGCAATTTGACAATCTTAATGAGCGTTTTTGATAACCTAATCGGAGATTACTATGGCATTTGCCAATAGCTCGATCAGCGACATCATTGCGACTAACATTCAAAGCCGCACAGGTGAACTTGCTGATAACGTAACAAATAACAACGCTTTACTGCGCCGTTTGAAAGAACGTGGCAACGTAAAGACGTTTTCAGGCGGTAACGTGATTTTGCAAGAGATCATGTATAACGACTCAACAACCAACAACACCAACAGCTATTCAGGCTATGAAGTGTTAAACGTGTCGCAAAACAGCCCCATTTCGGCTGCTCAGTTCTCAATCACCCAGTACGCATCGGCAGTTTCGATCAGCGGCTTGGAAATGATCCAAAACAGCGGTAAAGAAGCGATTATCGACTTGCTTGACGGTCGTATGAATGTGGCTGAAGCTCAGTTGGCTAACCGTATTTCGGGTGACATTTACCTAGACGGTACGGGTAACTCAGGCAAAAACATTACTGGCCTCGGTGCTGCAATTCCTGACGCACCAACAACCGGCACATACGGCGGCATCAATCGTGCGACTTTCACGTTTTGGCAATCTGTTGCCTATTCAGGCGTGACCAACGGCGGCTCTGCTGTTTCGGCATCGAACATCCAATCATATATGGATGCTCTAGCTGTTCAGTTGATTCGTGGAACTGACAAGCCTGATCTGATCGTTTGCGACAACAACTATTACAAATTGTATTTGCAATCGTTGCAGTCGATCCAACGTATCACAGACGGTGGCAATTCGCAAGCTGGCGCTGGTTTCGCATCGTTGAAATACTACGGCGCAGGTATGGCATCTGACGTAATTTTGGACGGTGGTATCGGTTCAGCCGCAACAGCAAACCATATGTGGTTCTTGAACACTAAATACATTATGTTCCGTCCACACGCTGATCGTAATTTCGTGCCAATCGGCGGCGAGCGTCAAGCAGTTAACCAAGACGCAATCGTTAAGCTCATCGGATTTGCCGGCAACCTCACATCTTCAGGCCCGCAATTCTGCGGCGTGCTGATCGCTTAAGGAAAACCATCATGGCATATACATTCGACGAACCCCGTGCAGGACTCCTGCAAATTGCTCAAACGGATTCTGGTATTACTACAGCAGGCGGCACGACCATCCCAACGCCCCCAGCTGTTTTAGGTACTATCGTTCGTGCATTTGATCCAACTTACGGCGAAGGCGAGTTCATCTTGCTGTTAGGCGTGGCATCAACTGTTGTTGGCTCGGTTGTGCGTTACAACGCTACAACTTATCAAACAACTTTGGTTGTCAACACCGCCGTTCAAGACGTGCCTGTTGCAGTCGCTATGTCGGCTTGCACAGCGGGTCTTTATGGTTGGTATCAGATTGCTGGTAATGCAGTCATCAAGAAAACTGCTGTGACCGTTGCACCTAACGTCACTCTGTTCTTGTCGGCTACAGCCGGTCGTGTAAAAGTCTTGGCATCTGCTGGCTTGCAAGTTGTTGCTGCTCGTTCAGCCAACCTGACTACCGTTACTTCTACGACTTCCACGGTCACTGTGACCATCAACCGTCCACATCTACAGTCACAAATTACCTAATGATTGAAGCTGTTCTTGATGTAGTTGGAAACACAGAGCCTGACGTTTTGTTGGGCAATGTGCAGCGATCCGTAAAAAGATCGCTGCCTTGGTTTGATTTTGACGAGTCACGCCAAGGCAGCGTCTGTCTTGTTGGTGGTGGGCCAAGTCTGGTTGACACAATTGACCAGTTGCGGTTACGCCATCAAAACGGTGCAAAAGTATGGGCTGTAAACGGCACTTACGACTATATGATTGGGCAAGGCATTATTCCTGATGCGATGGTAATGTTAGACGCTCGACCAGAGAACGTGAGATTTGTTCAAAATCCACAGCAATCGACTACGTTTTACATTACAAGCCAATGCGACGATGCAATATTTGATGCGTTGGAAGGTTACAAAGTAGTGCTAGTACACGCCAATACGCCTGGTGTTTATGAATTGCTTGAGCATGAAAAAGCTCGACCAGTTCATTTGATGGGTGGGTTTACAACTGTTGGCATTTTGTCGTTGATATTGGCTAAGTTGCAAGGCTTTAAACGTATCTTTATGTTTGGCATGGATTCAAGCTATCGAAATGGCGAACACCACGCTTACGAGCAAACAAGTAACAATGGCGAACGTATTATTGACGCTATGGTGAACGATGTAACCTATAAGTGTGCGCCGTGGATGGCACAGCAAGTAACGGATTTTCAGAATGTCGTGGCAGGCTTTGAAGATGTCACGATTGAAGTATGTGGCGATGGGCTTTTGCACGAAATGGCAAAAGCAATGAGTAATTAAACTTAAAGGACTATCATGGCATTTCCATCAAGAATTCAAGGCGCAGGCAACTCGCCACTATCTGCTTCAACAATTTGCGGTGACGGTGCAACTGGCTTAGTTGCAACAGGTTCAACTGCATCAGATGCGTTGCAAATCTCAGCCGTTAATAACACAATTACCACTTCGTCTGCATCAACTGGCGTTAAATTGCCACCGACTGAAGTTGGCGCACAGGTCATTATTCGTAATGATTCTGGTCAAACAATTACAATTTATCCGTACAATACAAGCAGCACAATTAACGCAGCTGCATCAAGCGTAACGGTTGCAACAGCAAAAACAATTCTGTTGGCAGCAACTTCCGCCACTACATGGGTTTCAATCACAGGGGCATAAATTGGCTTTAGACAGCGATGTTTTCAACGCAGATTCTCACCTACATGTCGAGTTCTATGTTTACGATAAAGATCCTTATAAAGATAAGCCGTTTGTTAGAATCATAGTGCCAGGCGATAAAACGACGATTATTGATCAACCCGTTCGGGACGATCATAAGCAGCGTTTCCCTCGCCAATGGTTGCACTTTCAAATGCAAAACAATAATGCAGAAATTATTGGTGTGCCGTTGAAACAATGGGTACAAGACGATCCTGAAAACTTTAACGATATGCAGATGGCAGAATTGCAAATTTTTAAGTTTCAGACCGTTGAGCAAGTTGCTACCGCTACCGATAACCAATTGCAGCGTATTGGCATGGGTGCGGTGGGCTTGCGAGAGCAGGCAAGGCGTTATTTACAAGTTAAAAACCAATCTTCAAGTCAAACTGAAATTGAAAAAACAAAGCAAGAGCTTGCTGAAGTTAAAGAGCAAATGGCGGCTTTGATGGCTCAATTATCAGAAAAGAAGGTTGGGAGGCCAAAAAAAGAGGACTAAATGTCATCAACGATGCTACAGCTAGTAACCCAAGTCACTAATGAGCTTGGGGTATCAACGCCAACTACTGTGGCATCAAATACCAACCAAGATGTAATTCAAATCTTGGCGTTAATGAACGCTGCCGGTTATGAATTTTTAAGAAAGCATGACTGGCGGCAATTAACAAAGCAATATACATTCACAACGGTCTATACCCAAACAACGGGTAACGTGACGCTGAACACTTACACCATCACCGGCATCCCATCGACTGCTGGGCTTGATTCAACGTATCAAGTGGTGGGCAACGGTATTTCAAACGCTTGTTACATTGAGTCGGTTGACTCAGCCACGCAAGTAACCGTCAACTTGCCATCTACAGGGACGTATACAGGGGCTACGATCACTTTTGAAAAGGTGAAGTACGCATTACCCTCAGATTACGAATCAACCGTTCCAAGAACCCATTGGGACAAATCGAAACATTGGGAAATGCTTGGTCCTGAAAGCCCACAGCAATGGGAATGGCTGTTGTCTGGCTTTATCTCAACTGGCCCACGGATTCGTTACCGATTGCTTGGCAAATACTTTCAGATTTGGCCTGGCGTTTCGACTAACGAGTTGTTAGGTTACGAATATCGGTCAAATGGTTGGGCGTTATCAGATACCGGCGTTGTAAAAACATCTTTCACTGCCGACAACGATACTTGTATTTACCCAGATCGCTTGATGGTTTTGGCTACCAAACTCAAGTATTTTGAGGCTAAAGGCTTTGATACCACAGCAATGTATCGAAATTATATTGAAGAATTCGAGATTGTTCGGGCGCAAGATACGTCAGCAGCTAATTTGTCGTTTGCACCACGCCCAGGCACAGTTTTGATTGGGTATGATAACGTGCCCGACACGGGTTATGGGGTTAACTAACGTGTGCCCAAGACTTTCTAGATTTAATTTCAGAAATAACGGATTGGCTAACTCCGTGTTCAATTGCAATAATTCTATGAACACGGTTGTCTTGTCTAATTGCCAAAACTTTTTCAACAGTCAATTTAGACATTGGGTGCTTTTCGCCCATCTTTTGCGTGCCATGTTTAAACTTGTCTTGGCTGTTATTTGTTCTGTTATCCCATCGAAGATTGGTCAACGCATTATTCCAAGGATCGCCATCAGCATGGCAACATTCCATTCCCTCTGGTCGTTTACTTACAAACGCTTCCATAACCAATTTGTGCGGGTAAAAAGTGGTCACTTTATCAAATTTAGACAAACAAATTTGCGGACGATTCAATCTTTTATTCAATTGAAGTTTTTTAATCAGTCCGGTTTTTGCGTTTTTAACATTGCCAAAATCAGAAACTTGGTAAAGACCCTCAAAACCAATAACATCACGCCATTGTTCCATAATAATTCCCTCATGTTAAATGAAGGGAAAGTATAACATGGCAAGCCGACTTGTTCAAGGTGCGGCGGCTCGTGTTCAATCATTGCCAGCGCCTATTGGTGGTTGGAACGTGCGAGATTCTATTGCAAACATGGATACGCTCGATGCCGTTCAATTAACCAATTTGTTCCCCACAGTCAATAATGTGGTGTTGCGTGGTGGATACACAAAATATTCAACCGGCATTTCAGGTCAAGTTCAGACATTGATGGGTTATTCAAGCGGCGCAATTGACAAATTATTTGCAATTGCGGGAACATCAATTTACGACTGCACCAATGGCGGTGCTGTTGGCGCAGCTGTAAAGACAAGTTTAAGCAACGCTAAATGGGAATATACCAACGTCACAACGCCTGCCGGTGGTTACTTATATGCGGTCAATGGAATTGATGCGCCGTTGCTGTATAACGGATCGATTTGGACAAATCCAACCATTACTGGTGTAACCGCATCAACTTTAAGCAATATCACCACGTTTAAAAACCAAGTTTGGTTTACGCAAGCATCAACATTAAAAGCATGGTACTTACCTACCTTATCCATTCAAGGTGCTGCAAACGCAATTGACATGAGTTCAGTTGCTCAATTAGGTGGATATTTAGTTGCAGCGGGGACTTGGACAATTGATGCTGGCTATGGAGTAGACGATAACCTAGTGTTCATAACTTCCAATGGCGAGGTTATTGTTTATTCTGGTACTGACCCATCAGATATTACAAAATTTGCTCTAGTGGGCGTTTGGCGCATTGGTAAGCCTGTTGGCAAACGATGCTTGATGAAGTATGGCGGGGATATGATTATTCTTACCTATAACGGTCTTTATCCACTTGCCGCTAGTCTTCAATCATCTAGACTAGACCCAAGAATTGCATTATCAGACAAGATTCAAGGCGCATTTTCTGCGGCAACGCAGTCTTATGGTGATAATTTTGGTTGGGATATTAGTTTTGATCCTAAACACAACGCTTTGACTGTAAATGTGCCAATTCAAGAAGGGCAGCAACAGCAATATGTGATGAATAACATTACTAAAGCATGGTGTAATTTTACAGGCCAATATGCTAATTGTTGGACAATTTTTGAAAACGAACCATATTGGGGCGGTAACGGATTTGTTGCCCATGCATGGGATGACAATTACGCAAATGACACAAGCGATATAAACGGTTACGCGTTGCAAGCATTTAACTACTTTGATGCCCGTGGGGTAAAAAAGTATTTTACTAGAGCAAGACCGTCAATTTTCACAAACGGTACGCCATCAATTTTTATTGGTTTAAACATGGATTTTGATTTGGCAGACACAACTGCGGCGCTAAGTTTTAGCCCACAAGTATCTGCAAAATGGGACGTTGCGCTATGGGATGTTGGTTATTGGGCTACAGATACGGTTATCACAAACAACTGGCAAGGCGTGACTGGCATTGGTTATTGCGCTGCAACTCAATTTAAAACGGCCTCTCAAGGAACGACAATTCTATGGGCATCGACGGACATTGTTTATCAACAAGGTTGGGCTGGCATATAGTCCAGGGCGATGTAATTGGCTATTGGGTAGCTGACCGAGTACAAGGTAAGTATTTTGCAGATAATTCGCAAGCAATTGGGTTAGAGCATGATGGTCAAATTATTGCAGGCGTAATTTACGAGAATTGGAACAAAGCCTCGATTGTGTGCCATATAGCAATTGAAGGCCGTATGACAAAAGGGTATTTAAAAGCGATATTTAGTTACCCTTTTGAGTTTTGTAAGGTAAAAAAGATTATTGTGCCGGTAAGCAGTACCCATGCAAAAAGTTTAAAATTAGTTACTAAGATGGGTTTTATTGAAGAAGCAAGGGTTAAAAATGCAGCACCGGATGGCGATATTATATTTTTGACATTGGCAAAAGAAAATTGCCGGTTTCTAGGGGTAAATAATGGGTAAGTCAGCATCAGCACCACCAACACCGGATTATGTCGGCGCAGCCAAGCAGCAAGGTATTGATAATCTTGCCTCTGCAAAGCAATCCAATATTATGTCTAACCCAAATATGTACACACCGTTTGGCAATCAAACGGTTACTTATTCAAACCCGACATTTGACCAATCTTCATACGAAACAGCGTTGGCTAAATACAACGCAAATAAAATTGATCCAAATTCTTATTATCGGTCTGGTGAAAGCGGTCAAACAACTTTTGATCAAGCAGGATTTGATGCAGCTAATGCACAGCGAGGTGCAGCGCCAACCCGTGAAGCATTTACAACTGGCGGCGGCCAACCAACAATTACGCAGTCATTAAATCCGCAAGCGCAACAAACACTTGACGCTCAAATGCGTGTCCAAACTGCTTTGGCTAATCTTGGTCAGACAGGCGCAAATAATGCTCAGAACGTTTTAAATCAATCGTTTAATCCAAATTTAGCGCCTATTCAAAATACAGTTGCTAATTCAGGCAACATTCAAAATACAGTTGCGCCATCGGGCAATATTCAATCAACTATTGCGGGATATAACCCTGTACAAGTTTCTAATGTGCAAACGGGATTGGGCGCAGGTGATTATGGATTAGCAAGAGCAAACACTCAAGCAAATACTTATGGTTTGGCAAGCGGTAACGTTAATGCCAATACTTATGGTTTAGCACAAGGCTATGTGCCGTTGCAAACATCATTAAACACAAGCAATTTAACGCAAATGCCTACTAATGCAGGTATTAATGCACAACAAGCTATTCTTGATCGGTTAAACCCAACAATTCAACAAGGCGATACGTCATTTAAACAAGCGTTGGCAAATCAAGGGTTAGCGCCAGGCACAGCTGCCTACGATGCTGCGTTTAGAAACCGTGAAATGAGCAAAAATGACTTGTATAACCAAGCGGCCTTGCAAAGTATTAACGTTGATATGGCGGCTCGGCAACAAGGGTTAAATGAATTAAATACAACTGGCACATTTGGCAATCAGGCTTTATTGGCGGGTGCAGGTTTATACAATCAAGCGGTTGGTCAAAACTTTGGTCAAGGTATTACTGCTAATCAACTTCAAAATCAAGCTGTGGCACAAAACTTTGGTCAAGGCGTAACAGCCGATCAATTGTATAACTCGGCTGTTGGTCAAAACTTTAATCAGGCTTTGGCAGCGCAACAAGCTAATAATGCAGCACAAGCACAGCAATATGGTCAAAACGTAGGTGCAGGTCAATTTACAAATGCTGCACAAGCGCAGTTATACGGTCAAAATGCAAATAATGTTCAATTAAACAATGCAGCACAACAACAGTTATACGGTCAGAACTTAAACAACGCACAATTTAATAACCAAGCCATACAACAATCTTTAGCCCAGCAATCTGCATTACGGGCGCAACCATTAAATGAGATTCTTGGCTTAATGGGCGGCTCACAAATTCAATTGCCGCAATTCCAAGGTTATCAGGGTACACAAGTTGCACCAGCGCCGACTTTTGCAGGCGCACAAGCTCAAGGTCAAGCGGCAAATCAAGCTTACGGGATTCAGCAAGCAGGCAACAACTCAACCATGCAAGGCCTTACTTCATTAGGCGGCATGGCGGCAATGTATTTCTAATGCTTGGATTAGCGTTCTCAGGTGGGAAGGATTCTTTAGCGTGTTGGTACTTGTACCGTGAAAAGAATCCAATTGTCTTTTGGGCAAATACTGGTAAAGCGTACCCTGAAACAATGGAAATCATTGAACAGGTTAAAGCAGATGCAGTTGAGTTTATTGAAGTAAAGTCAAATCAAGAGCAACAAATTAAATTTTATGGTTATCCAAGCGATGTTGTGCCGGTTGATCATAGTTTTGAAGGTATGCAATTTTCAGGCGATAAGCCAGTACGAGTACAGAGTTATTTAAATTGCTGTTGGGCAAACGTAGGGCAACCTTTGACAGAGGCAATTGCAAAACGTGGCATTACGCATTTGATTCGTGGTCAACGGCTTGATGAAAGCCACAAATCCACGGCTCGACATGGGTCGGTAATTAATGGTGTGACTTACATTCAACCAATAGAAACATGGACTAAAGAGCAAGTTTTGGCGTTTTTACGGACTCAATGCCAGTTACCAGAACATTATGCAATCGACCATTCAAGCCTTGATTGTTACGATTGCACAGCGTATTTGGCGCACTCAGCGGATCGAGTGGCATGGATGAAAGAAAAACACCCAAATCTGCATGAAAAATATAAAATAAACATGGCGGCACTAAAGTCTGCCTTGTTGCCTACTTTAGAGTTACTAAGGAATTGCGATGCTTAATCAATACGTCAACATGACTCCGCAGCAGAAAATGGCTCAAATGCTGCAACAGCAAGGGCAACAAACTCCGTTGCAAGGTCAAGATGTTAACCAAGCTCAAATGCCTCAAATGCAAAACCCATTAGCTGGCGCACAAAACGCTATGAGTATGTATGGGCAAATGCAAAAACAAAATCAAATGCAAGATATGCAAGATTACTTGGCTCGGTTTAAACTTGGTCAAGCGCAAACTGGTGGTATGTTTGATTCGGCTAATGCTCAAGCGCCATCGATGACTGCGAACAATTACACGGGGTAAGTCATGGATTTAGATTACAACACCAGACTAGCGGCGATTCAGCGTAACGAAAAGTTAGCGCAGATTATGCAACAACAAGCATTTCAGCCTATTGATATTCAAAGTTATCAAGGTATTCAAGCGCCAATCAGTCCTTTGTCGGGGTTAGCAAAAGTTTTACAAGCCTACATGGGCGCAAAAGGTACGGGCGATGAAGTACGCATCAAGCTAAATCAAGAAGCTAAGACAGAAGCGCAACAAATGTTGTCAGGATTGCAAGACAGGCCAGCATCACCTGGTCGTGCTGCGGTCATGGGTATGCCTGAGATTCAAGCGCGGCCTGCAACGTCATTTACCCCAATGGGCGCTGATTATGAGGACAATCCAAATTTGCAAACAGCACCGTCGGGAAATGTGGAAACGCCTGCTGTGCCGTATCAGCCTGCCGTTGCACCACAAGCGGCAATCCCACCACAAGCAGCGGTGCAAATGACGCCAGAATTAAAGCGTCAAAAACTTGTTGAAATAATGATGGGTCAAAACCCATACGCTTCACCAGTTGCTAAATTAATGTACGAAAGTTTAGAAAAACAAGACAGCGGCCCATTGGCTGAATATAAACTTTATGCTGAACAAGCTAAAGCCGCAGGTCAAACACCTCTCAGTATTGATGCTTACAAAACAAGACAAATACAAGCAGGTCGAGCAATTAGTAATAACGTAGTTAATATGCCAGCGGGTGCGCCTATTCCAGTTATGCGTAATGGAAAACTTGTTCTTGTGCAGATGGGCAAAGATGGTAAATACGTTGAAGTTGAAGGTATTTCCCCAGTACCGACTCAAACACCTCTTGCACAAGAATTAGCTGACGCAGGAATTACACCTGACAATCCTAAATTCCAAGAATTAGCCCAAGCGTTTATTAACAAGAAATTAACGCAATCTTTTGCACCTAATGCAACAGTTGAAAGGCCTGGTAAAGAACCACAACAAACCGCACCAGCCCCTGCTGAAAACACGGTAAACGTGATGATCGATGGAAAACTTACTGCCGTTCCAATTGCACAAGCCGCAGAATTGACTGCTAAATTTAAAGGCATGGTTGCAAAATCTACGGGACAAGCTGAAGCTGAACTTGATCTTGTAAGCGTTCCCGATCCAAAAGGAACTGGCGCTAAAGTTTTAATTCCAAGATCACAGCTTGTAACGCAAGCGGAAAAAGGAACGCCTGCAATTTCTCAAGTTGATACAAAAGCTCAACAAGGAAACACGGTTCTTGATGTAGCAAGAAGGGCTGAATTAGTATTACCAAAAGCATCGTCTGGCATTATTAGTAATTTGTTCACAATGGCAACTGATGCTGCGGGAATTCCAACAGACAAATCTGCTGCGGATGCACAATTGCGGGTTCTTGGTGGACAGCTAACGTTAGCACAGCCTCGCATGGAAGGGCCACAAAGTAACGCAGACAGTATTTTGTATCAACAAATGGCAGCTGAAGTTGCAAATCCAAATAGACCGTATCAAACTCGCATGAAAGCGTTAAATACGGTTATTGAGTTAAACGAAAAATACGCACCAACACCAAGCGCACCACCGCCAGGCTCTGTTCGTAGGATTACTCCAAAATGACAACAGCCACTTTCGAAGTAAAGATTGGCAAAGAAGTCTACGAGGTAGATGCCAAAGACGAAAATGAAGCGTGGAAACTAGCTAATACGTTTCACGCTCAAACCCCACCGCCTGCGCCACCCGAAAAATCTACGGGCGAAAGCATTATGTCGGCGGTTAAAGACTTTCCCCGACAAGTTGGGTTGACAGGCCGGTATGCTATTGAAGGTGCAGCAAACACGTTAGGGTTGCCTTTAGAACCTATGCGGATGGGTGTTAGCGCAATTTCACAACTTGCCGGTGGGCCACCAGCAGCATCAATGTCAACGTATGGCACAAAGTTAGCGGATTTGCTTGGATTGCCTAAGCCTAAAGAAACGTCTGTCATGGACACTCGGACAGGTTTAGCCAACGTATTGCCAAGTGAAGAAGTAGTTGGCGATATTGCTAAATCTATAGCATCTTCTGCCGCTATGGTTGGGCCAGCGGCAACTATAGCCAAAAATACCACCGGCATTACAAGCAACGTTGCCAACCAGTTGGCTGCAAACCCTATGCTGCAATACGGTTCGGCAGTTGGAGCAGGGTACGGCAGCGGGTTAACAAGAGAATCAGGCGGCGATCCCTTGCAACAATTCTTTGCAGGCTTGGCGGGTGGTGTTGCTGTGCCTGCGGCATACGGTGGGGCAAAGTCTTTGCTTACGTCTGCCGGTCAAAAGGTAGCGCCTACGCTAACTGGCAAGCTAAACCCGGAAGCTGCAATCCCAAACCCTGCTGAAGTTGATCAGATCATTACTTTAAAGCTCGGTCAATCAGGCATTGATTTCAGTCGATTGCCAGATCAAGTACGCAAGTCGTTGACCGCAGACGTTGCAAATGCTTTGCGGACGGGCGGTGACTTGGGCGGCGATGCAATGCGTCGATTGCTTGATTTCCGCATGGTTGAGGGTACAACGCCAACCAAAGGCATGATTACGCTTGATCCACGGCAAATCACGCTAGAGCAAAACTTAGCCAAAACTGGCATGAATTCGGCAGACCCTAATTTGCAAACATTGGGCAATGTACAAGCGGCAAACAACAAAGCGTTGATTGATGCTTTAAACGCAAGAGGTGCGGGTAATGTACAAGCGCCGTATTTGATGGAAGCAGGCGAAGCAAGTGCAGCAAAGATTGCTGCTGAAGATGCCGCAAAACAAGCCGATACATCGAAGTTATATAAACAAGCTAAAAATATGCCTGGTGGCACAACGCCATTAGATCGTTCGGAGTTGATGAACAATATTGACACTTTGTTGGCAAAACAAAACGCTAATGCATTTTTGCCTGAAAGTATCCGATCAATGTTGAATGAAATAAGCGCTGGTCAAACAACAATTAACGGCAAAACGTTTCCTGTACCGTTTGATACCAATGCACTTGATACTTTGATGACTAAAATTGCAACAGCGCAACGTGGTGCAGATGGTAATACAAAGACTGCTTTAAGTTTAGTGCGTCAAGCCATTGATAACACAGAAATTAAACCAGTTAAAACAGAGTTTGGCGGCAATCAATTGGTAACTGAGGCCGGTGGCAAGTTTTTGCAAACGCAAGACGCTCAAGCCGGTGAATTGTTATCAGCATTGAACAAAGCAAGAGCATCACACCGTGAACGCATGAATTGGCAAGAATCAACTAAGCCAATTGAACAAACCGTTGATGGGATGCAACCAGACCAGTTTGTGCGAAAGTTTGTACTTAATGGGGATGTTGCAGATGCAGCATCAGTAGCCAAATCAGGCGATCCAGCAGCCACAAAGTCGGCTATCTTGACGCATTTGAAAGATCGAGCGTTGGGCGGCAGATCAGACGAGGTTGGTACATTTGGCGCTGCAACGTACAATAAAACGCTTAAAGAAATTGGCGATAAAAAATTAGCTTTGTTTTTTACGCCTGAAGAAATTGGTGAATTAAAGCGTTTAGGCCGTGTTGCTGAATACACAACCGTACAGCCTAAAGGCTCGGCAGTTAACAATAGCAACTCTGGCGCTTTGGTGCTTGGTGCTGGTATTGATTTGCTTGCATCTGCTACGGGTTTAAGTGGATTCGGTGTTGGGGCAACGCTTGCCATTCCATTTGCTAAAAAAATGATGCAAGGAACGTTAAACTCAGCAGAGCAACAACGAGCATTAGACATGGGCAAAGCATTATCAACTAAAGTGCCAGGCTTTTCTCTCGGCGAACGAGTAGTGCCGGCATCCATTTATGCGGGGCTTTTGACTAATCCCCAAGTTGGTCAACAATAAGAGGTAATCAATGAGCTATCTCTTATATCCTGTTACAAGTTTTTTTAACCGACTAATATGCGATTGATGAACCCCATACTTTTTGGCAATGATGCTTTGACGTTCGGTGCTTTGCCAAATGTCTGCAATATCTTGTTCAGAAAGTCTGCCGTTCCAATGATCCAATCCGTAATTATGTCTACGTTTATTAGCTGCATCAGCATTGTTTTCGGCTTTTGTTCCTACTTTAAGATGCTCTGGGTTTACGCATGGCGGGTTATCGCACAAGTGCATAATTATTTTGCCATTAGGTATTTTTCCAATAAAATGCTCATAAGAAAATCTATGCGCTCTCATTTGGTGTTCGCCACAACGAACAATCCCATACCCGTAACTATTTTTAGTTCCGTTCCAAATCCAACAAGTATCAGTTTTATTAATTTTTGCTTCAAACGATTCTTGCATGGTTACAGGCAAATACAAATGCAATTCGTTTTTTGCTCTAGCTCGATTGTAATGAGTGCGGCACAAATGTCGAGCAACAGATTTTTCGCTGCAAATGCTGCACGGAATCGTTGTTTTAACTTGGTAAGTCATTGGCATCTCCTGTTAAATAACAGTATATGTCTTATTCATGGGGGATGCAAATGAGCTACAATGGTTCAGGGACGTTTGTAATCAACTCAACTGGTCAGCCAGTTGTTACAAACACGGTTATTTCATCAACAGCGTTCAATGCGCTGACTGCTGATCTTGCGACTGGTTTAACGACTGCTTTGACTAAAGACGGTCAAACAACTCCGACTGCTAATATCCCCATGGGAACTTTTAAGTTTACGGGATTGGGGGCGGGTTCGTCTGCAACTGACTCTGCAAACTTATCGCAAGTGCAAAGCTCGACCGGATCGTTTTTAACAGCAGCCGGCACAGACACAATTACAGCGTCGGTAAGCCCGTCATTGTCTGCATATGCTGTTGGGCAAACGTTTAAGTTTATTGCTGCTGCAACGAACACAGGCGCAGTTACGATAAACATTAGTGCGCTTGGTGCTAAATCTATTGTTAAAAACGGTTCAACAGCGTTATCTGCGGGTGAATTGGTTAGCGGTTCAATGTATCAAATTGTTTATGATGGTACACAATTTCAACTTATCGGGGCTGGCGGCGTAACAGCTGGCAAATCAATAGCTTTTTCAATTATTTTTGGATTATAAATCATGGCCGCACCTAATATTGTTAACGTTAGCGCAATTTATGGCAAAGTCGTAACTGCCGATTTAACTTCAACCTCTGCAATTTCAGTTTTAAGCAATGCTGCATCAAGTGGCAAAGTGTTTAAAATTGATTCTCTTGTGGTGGCTAATATTGATACGGCAAACGCTGTAAATATTACAATTAATCATTATTCGGCGGCTGCGTTAGGCGGTACTGCAACACCAATTGCATCTGTTATTTCCATTCCACCTGCGGCAAGTTTGATTGTGATTGATAAAACAACCATGATCTATCTTGAAGAAAATATGTCAATTGGTGCTGTAGCTGGTACAGCAAGCAAATTAAAAGTGGTTTGTTCTTATGAGGACATTTCGTAATGGCTTTAGGAAACCAAGGGCAGATAGGCCCGTATCGCGGCCCAACTAGCGGAATGTTGCGGTTAAGTTCTTTGCAACAAGGCGTTGCTTATTATTCGTCAAATTACTTAATTGTTGCAGGCGGCGCTGGTGGTTCTGGTGGTAGCGGCGGTGGCGGTGGTGGCGCAGGGGGTTTAATTTCTGGTACAGCAACGTTAAGTTCCACAGTTGTTTACACGGTTACGGTTGGTGCGGGAGGTAGTGGTGGTGGTTCTGGTGCTGGTTCGTTAGGGACAAATGGTTCTAATTCCACATTAACCGGAACGGGGATTTCTCTTACAGCAGCGGTTGGCGGTGGCACTGGTGGTTCTTTTGGAGGAACAACTAGCGGCGCAACTGGTGGCTCTGGTGGCGGCGGTTCTTTTGACAGCGGCGCAGGTGGTGCGGGAACATCGGGACAAGGCAATGCTGGCGGGACTGGCTCTGGTGCGGGGACAAGATCAGCAGGCGGTGGCGGTGGCGCAGGCGGTGTTGGTGCAAATGGCAATGCCGGAGTCGCTGCTGGTGCGGGTGGTGTCGGCTTGTCAAATTCAATCACAGGTTCAGCAGTTTTTTATGGTGGTGGTGGTGGTGGTTCTTCTGAAACTGTACCTAATGGTGCAGGAGGAACTGGCGGTGGTGGTGCGGGTGCATACCAGAGTGTGAGCAATGGAGTAGCTGGAACTGCTAATACTGGCGGTGGCGGCGGCGGTGGTTATTCAACTTTTTCTTCAGGAAATGGTGGCTCAGGTGTTGTTATCTTGTCTATTCCAACTACAAGATATACCGGAAAAACAACCGGCTCTCCAACAGTTACTACTTCGGGCGTAAATACAATATTAAAATTTACGGCATCAGGGAGTTATACGGCATGAGTTATTTTGCAAAAGTATCTACGCTTACAGATGGCAAAGGCATTGTTAACAACGTCATTGCGGCTGACCAAGCGGTTATTGACTCAGGCTCGGAAGGCAACCCAAGTATGTGGTGGCAAACTTCATACAACACACATGGTAATGTTCATTACGGTCAAGACGGTCAACCGGATGGCGGGGTAGCATTTAGGGCAAATTATGCGGGTATTGGCTACACACTTGATACAACTGTGGTTCAAGATGGCGTAACTGGGGTGTTTTATGCGCCACAACCATATCCATCATGGGTTTTAAATACTCAAACGTATTTGTGGGAAGCGCCAGTTCCAATGCCAAAAACTGGTGAGCCATATTCTTGGGACGAGGCTACAGAATCTTGGGTAACAAGTGCTTAACTTTATTGCCATATTGTTGATTTCACCATTGATACTGCTATGCAGCGTGTGGTTGATACCGTGGTAAATTTTTGCAATGTTTAAGGGTAAATAATGGATTGGCAACAACTATTTAACATTGGTGCTGGCGCTGCTTTGGGCGCAATTGGTTGGTTTGCCCGTCAGTTGTGGGATGCTGTTGACGAACTAAAAAAAGAGATCGGCGACTTAAAACTTCATGTGTCAACAAACTACATGAAGACAGAAGACATTCAGCGAATGTTCAGCCGAATAGAAAACCAGCTAGATAAGATTTTAGACAAGGTCGATCAAAAGGCAGATAAATAATGGACCCGATTAGCGCCCTCCTTAACATTGGCAATACGCTGATAAACAAGTTATTCCCTGACCCTGCGCAAGCGGCTCAAGCGCAATTGGCGTTGCTCAAAATGCAGCAGGATGGTGAGTTGGCCGCAATCAGCGGGCAGATGGAAATTAACAAAATTGAAGCTGGATCAAGCAGCGTATTTGTGGCTGGGTGGCGTCCGTTTGCAGGTTGGGTGTGTGGTATAGGCTTGGCGTATGTGTCGATCATAGAGCCTGTTGCAAGGCTTGTGGCTACCATTGTAGGCTACACAGGTGCGTTTCCTAACATTGATACAACGCTCACCATGCAAGTTCTTTTGGGTATGCTTGGCATGGGTGGCTTGCGTACACTCGACAAAATTAAAGGTGTAGCTGCAAAATGAAAA